GTTGGGCCAGCAACAAAACCCGTTCCACCTGTAGCGGTGCCGTAACTTATGCCGCCACTAGGAAAAAAAATTGCAGCACTAGCACTAGTAAAGTAAAGCGTGCCACCCCCCCATTGTGCCAACGCTAGGGAACCTGCCGTAGTAACTGTCGCCGTACCGGCTGTAATAGTGCAAGTACCCGCGCCTATGTTTTGTATCCAAACAGATTGACCAGCGCTAAACAAACTGGTATTTACCGTTATCGTTGTTGACCCTGCCGCGTTCATGGTTACACGGGTAGACGCGTCGGCAGCTGTCAAAACGTAACTAACCGTTTTAGTCGATACCGGTAAAAGTCCAATGTTATTTAATTCCTCGGCGGTCAATACTTGCGACGCGACGAACGGGTACGGGGTTACGGCCATAGTGGGTACTTTATCCTAAAACAGGTTGCGGGTCTTGTATGTCTAGTAAACCATAAATTGGGTCGTCTAAAATAAACTGGTAAACAATTACGGTACTTGCCGTATAGAACGTTACGCGGTGCCCGTTGCTTACGTTTACCGATATTTCTACGCCCTCTACCGATAATTCTTGGGCTACTTCCCCGCCTGCAATAGTGTTAGTAATCGTTATGGTGTCGCCAATGTCGACTAGCGCCAACGTTTCTTTTTGGGCTGTTGTAAGCATTAAATAATCGGTTTGCACGGCGTTAAACGTGGCTACGGGTTCGCCAACTATTAGGTACTCTGCTAGGTCTAGGGCGGCTGCGTCGTTGTGTAAAAGGCTGTTAGTAATGCTTGTATTTTGAATTAGGTACTTAGCCTGGCTTGCCAAGTCGTCGGCTACCTCGGGGCTTGTAGCGCCTAAGTGTTGAATACTGGCCCTGTTTACTATTAGGTCGGCGTTATAAATAATGCCCAAACTGTTATACGGTATGTTCGTGCCGTCGTCGTGAAAGTCGGCAACACTACCCGAAAGGGTATTACCAATTCGGGGTTGGCTAGTTATATCGCCTGTTCTCGACATAAAAATACGGCCCTGTTCGGCTGCCTGTATTTGGTCTATGTACGCTTTTACGTTGGTACCTTCGGCAACCGTGTAGGCAGCTGCCCCGCCTAATGTTTGGGTTCCTGTTTCAATGTCACGCGTTAAAGCCGGGTAAGCAACTTCGGGCAAGTCTAAAACAGCCGATAGGCGGGCGCTCGATAACTGTTCGGATACGTTAAATTCGGCTAACGCGGTTTGGGCCAATAGATAAAAGTCGTCGGCACAATAAACGTTAACCGTGTTTTGGCCGCCTAGTTCGTAGGTGTAATCGTATGAAACTATTTGACCTACAAACAACGTTATAAACGTGCCCAGGCTGTTATATCTGCCAAACGAAACACGGCGTAACGGTGCCAATGTGAATTGCCCTGCAGGGTCTACGTATGGGCTAGATGAATACAGCGGGTTTAAAGTCCCCCCGGCTAGGTCGTCGTTTAAATTAAATGACATTGTGCCCGCGCTAAATTGGTCGCCTACGTCACGGCGCCCGCGTTTAATGTTTACATTTGTCGAGTATTCAAGCATTGGCGCGAACTCTGTAGTACCGTCTAACACGTATTGGGTGCCGTTTAATACGCCGCGTGTTGCGTCGTCAAGGGTAAACGCGTCAAGCATAAAGCCCGTATCTATAAACAGTTCGTAGTTACCGCTTTCAATCACTGACGTAGCCATTACGCAACCGCGATATTTGCGGGGCCTGCAGCCCTGTTATATGCCCTAATAGCGTTTACGACGGCTTCGCCTTGTTCGGCGTTTGTTCCTATGCCGCCGTTAATGTTTATGGTCATACCTTTAACGCCGAACGGGTCACCGTAGTTAAAACTTGGTGGCGATATTGGGGCGGCTGTTGGGGCGCTAATAGCGTCGCCAAACCCTGCCGAAATGCCTTTAACGTCGGCAAGTTTTAAGCCCTTGCCTGCTAGTCGTGCTTGGGCAATAGCGAACGCGTCTTCGACGCCCTTCAAGTATTGTTGCGCGTTGGATACGCCCGCGCCATACCATTGTTGCGCTGCAGATTGACCGATTAAATCGGCTGCGTACTTGGCGCTTTCAACTAGGGCGTTAGTTTCAATAATTGCGGTAGAACCGCCTTTAATAAGTTCAAGCGCAATAGCCGCGCCGCTGTCACCGCCTGCAGCTAATACGGCTGCTAGCGCGTCTTTAGATAGTCCAGCGGTTAGTAACGCTTGTACGTTGGCGCTGTAATCGTTTATGCCTTTAACTTGGTCACGTAGTCCGGATAGGAAACCCGCGCCTGTTTCGTCGCCTGCGTCTTTCGCGTCTTTAAAACTAAACGCGTCTTTAATGCCTGTTGCCACGCTTTCGGCGAAATTGTCAAAAGCGCCCTGGGCGTCGTCTAATCCTGTTTTGGCTGCGTCTAACGCTTTAGTTAAATCGTCTTGTAATGCTTTAGCGGCGTCGGTTACTGCGGTATCGGCTTTTTTGGCTGCCCCGCCTACCTTGTCTAACTGCTCGACAACTGGCGCCAACTTGTAGCCCAACGCTTCGGCCTGGCCGCTTAACCTGTCTGCAGCTGCACCGTTAGCGCGTTGCGCTTGTTCCCCTACGTTTAACGCGTTATTTAAATCTGTAATGTAGTAAGTCGTTGCGTCTATCTCTAATTGCAACTGCACCAAATTAGCGTTTATTTCGTCGCCCGCTTTTTTGATTGCAGGAATTATTTGTATCAAACCTAAAGTAACTAGCGTTAACGCGTTGTAAGCGTGCATAGCCATTTTGTTATATGAGTAGGCAATACTCAAACCCCATTTTTGGGTATAGGCGCCTACTATGCCCATTTCGTCTAGAAATACCGATAGCGCGCCTTTTAATCCTTTTTCGCCAAACGCGGCAACGGCGGCGGCGGCGGCGCCTGGTAATAGTCCTATTGCGTCTTTAACGTATTTGTTATTTAGAATTGCGTAACCGATAGTTTCGTTTAATTCCGTAAATACAATGCCCAGGCGTTTTAGTTGCCCTTCATATGTGTTAGCGGCTGCAGCTGCAGCGCCGCCAAACTGTTTATTTAGTTCGGCTTGTGCCGCGCCAAAATCTTTAGTTTTAATAATGTTTGGGTCAAGTGCTATACCTAGTTTTGTTAGGCCGCCTAAATTGCCGTTGTAAGCCTTACCAAGTGCTAGCGATACGGTTTCTAAATCGCGCCCAGTGCCCGCGGATACGTTCATAGCAAGGCTTAATAGGTCTTGCCCTACGGTTAAATCGTTTGTTGCGCGCACAAGCGAACCCAACGCGGGGCGTAGTGCGTCGTCTGCTACGCCTGTAGCAAATTGCATTTGGCTTACAAAATCTTCAGTTGCCGCGATAGTCATACGCGACGCGCCCGTAGTATTTTCTAACTGTTTGGCTAGTAGCGCCTGGCTTTTTTGGTCTTCGATAGCGGCGTTAACGGCTTTAGTTAAACCTGTAACTACTAGCGCGGTTGAAGCTGCAAACGCGGCGCCTACTGCTACGCCTGTTTTACCAAACTTGCCAAACGCTTTTTCTGCCTGCGAAATGCCTTTATCGGCAAACGACGTAATAATCGGGATATTTATACCAGCCATTAGCGAACCCTCATTTGTCGATTGGTAACTTCCATAACTTTTTCAACTACTTTAAGTACGTCGGCGGTTACGGTATCTTTATTTTTTTCTACGGCAACGTCGATAACGCGCGGTTGGTTGCCTTCCTCTACGGTTAGGTTTGTAACAAATTGGCTATCGGCGTTTCGGCCTGCATGGTCATAAATAACGCCTGCAGCGTCGGCACTCTGTACGGTCATTAAACGGTAAGGTTTTGAACCAAATACCACTTGTTCGGTATAACCGCCCCGGTCGAAGTTTACGTAGCGTTCTTTACTGCCACGTACGCCCACTTTAATTTTAAAGCCTTTTTGTACGGCGTCGGTGCGCCAAGTTGTCTCACGGCCTTTAACTAGGTTGCCGCGTACCATGCCCGATAGTGGGGCGCCGTTGCCTTTTGAGTTATCAAAATTTGCCACCATTTGGCGGGCTTCATTTAAAATAGACCCGCCAGCATTTTTAATTTGTTTGGTCACTAAACGCCGATATTTAGGGTCTATGTCGTTTAACAATTTTAAGGTTTCTTGGATACCCTCAATTTGTAACGGTAATTGGCCCATGGCGTTTACTTTCGTTGTTTGTTGTTATCTGATAATACAGCAACGACAGTAGCCAAATCGTCTATGTCAAAAGGTATAGACGGGGGCCACCACGAAATCGCTACCAGTAGTTCGCATAACTGGCGGGCGTGGGTGCCCCTTAGGTGGGGTTTACTGCCTCTGTATCGACTACCTCAATGTTGACCAAGTTTTTTACGAACGTGTCAAACTCTGCAGGTACAACTATTTTGTTTAACTTAGACGCCTCGTATGCCATAAAGGCTAAATCCTCTATGCCGATACCTGACGCCATGTCCGACGCTTTACGTTTGTATTTCCGTTCCCACATAACAATAACGTAAAGGTTTGTAACCACCTCATAGGCGGTATCTGCGGTTTCTACTTTTAGCGTAAGTTTCATTGTCTGCCTTTTGTGTCGGGCCTTTTCAGGCGGTTAATTAAACTTCAACGACGCTGTAAACTCCACCCGTAAAGGTAACGCTAATTGTGCCTAGCGCGCCCAGGGCCATTTCGTACGGCAAGGCTTCCAAATATGCACCTGTAAGGGTCATGGTTGGGTTAGTTGCGGTTCCTGGGCTTGTTGCGCTTGGTGACCACGAAACCGTAGTAGATGTTCCTACAAGCGATTTAAGCGTCGCGTAAGTTTCTGTAGCTGCAAACGATAGGTACAGGTCAAGGGTCAACGTCGAGTTTTCAAGGCCTGCCACGTACACGCGTGAACCCGAACCAAACGCGGTACTTTCTAACGCTTCGATAGTGCGGGTGAATGTCAAACCTTGGCATTGGTCTTGCAGCGAAACGCTGTTAACCGTGACGTTTGGTGATGAAAGATAAGTACTGGTAGCCATGAGTGTTACTCCTCGTTTGTGTCTGTCTTAGTTTTAGCACCTTTAGGCGCTTTAACGGTGGATTGTTCTATGAAACCGCCTGCTACCAACGCTTCGACATTTACGCCGTCTACTGGTTCGTATGTGTCGCCGGGTGTACCGATACGTGGGCTAAGTATTGTGTATTTCATGTTGTACCTATTCTAGGCGGTTGCCTGGGCTTGTAGGGATATGGTCAAGTCGTAGGCGGGTAGTTCGCTGCCGCCAATAATTGCTACCGTTGGGCGCCCGTCGGTTACGCCAATTTTTTTAGTTATGACCTTGCTAGCCAAGTTAAGTAGTGACCGTTGCGCGTCAAGGTTGCCAGGCCCTAACGTAATTATGCGTATTGGAAACGTCATTTCTACGACGTTGTTACTAAACACGGTGAACGTAGGGGCGTCTATAAACGCACAAGGCGGTACAAGGTTACGGGGGTCTGTTACTACCTGTAGCCCTGTAATGGTCGTTAGCGACGCTGCTAAGTCGTCTAGCGC